CTGTATGTTCCTAGTCCTACTTCCCACTCATCTGTGCCATTAGCTGTATGCACAATGGCGTAGTAAGTCGTGTCGTTTGTAGATAAGACTGATGCGAATGTGTCAAAGGTAGCACTGGCCCCACCAAGAGTTAAGTTTGATACTCCTGTAGTGGTAGTGGTTTCACGTACACGATCTCTTAGTTTTAGTGCCATTGTGTTACCTTTACGTTATACGTATAACTGCGTTGGATGCATCTGCTGTAGGAAAGATAACAGTAAAGTCACCTGCTGTTGAGGCTACGTTTGAGCCAAACGAGAATACAGCTATAGCTTTGTTACTGGCTGAACTGTTGTACAGTATAGCACCAGCAGCAGTGATTGTTAAGTTGGTGAATACTTCATCTGCAAAGTCTACAAGTGCCGTATCCCCTGATAATGAAATGACAGGCGAATCCAATCCCTGTCCTCCTGCACTATAGTTTGTTCCTGTAGCTTCATCTGAACTACTTGTCAACTGAGAGTAGTTAGTTGTAGCTTTATTAAAGCTGCCTGTAGGCGATGGTTTAATCAACGCTATCTTTAGCGTGTGTGTGTCTAAGTCGTGAACACCCCCAAGTAGCTCTTGCTTGAAGCTGTTGCACATTGCTGTAGTAATAGTACCCATGAGAATGTCCTTTTGTTAAATGCACGAAGAGGCCAGCAAAAGCCAGCCTCTAAGTTTATCTTGATTAGGCAGCGTTGTAACGTGCTGTGACCAATGCTTGTGGGCGTAAAATCTTACGTCCGTAAAGGTGCATACCACGTACGATGTCTGCAAATGAGTCAGGATCTCTGTAGTTCTCAACTTTAGAGACTTGCTCTGCAGTTGCTACAGCTTCTTCTTGACCTGCTAGGATGATACCGAAGTTGTCATCTTGTGCAGTTACACCAGAAGTTCCTGGTCCAGTACCGTCTGTAGGTAGGTTGTTTGAAACATAGACTTTAAAGCCATGAATGTTTCCTGCAACCAATCCATTTTGTAGACCGCCTCCACCGAAGTCTGAATTTAAAAGACGTGAGTCTTCATCTTTCAACATTTCCATGAAGATTGGATCAACAACCAAGTATCGTCCACGAGAGTCCACAGTTCCTGTGTCTAACTGACGAGCCATTCTTGCAATAAGTTGCAATGGTGATGCAGTTGTGGTTCCTCTTGAAGTTGCACCTGGAAGTCTAGGTGATAGAGGAATAGAGTCACCAGTTGTTGAGCTTGAAGCTGAAGTTGTGATGTTACTCAAGTCAGACATGTCTAACTGGTTCACCTTCAAAAATTCACCGTTGATCTCACCTGCTGTTGGGTGCTGTGCAGTACCTGATACAGTAGTTGCATACTGACCAGAGGCAGGGTTAGTACCTGTCATGTAGTTTAGAATGTCAGCATCTATTGAGTCAGCCATCTTATATGCTGCTCTGTCTGCAGCTAAAGATACGAAGTCAACATGTGAAAACTGCTCTTCAATGTCATCCATTTTAAAAGCAAAGTAGTTAGCTTTGTCGATGGTTAACTGAAAGTCAGTGTCAGCTAGTTTCTCTACAGTTATACCTGTGTGACGCTGTAATGCGTTTACAGTTACATCTGGTTCTTTTTGGATGCGTACAACATCCCCTTGATTTGCGATGTCACCAAAGTATGAATTGTTGGTGATAGCGCTTACAACAGACGCTTTGCGTAATGCAATTTGTGCCTGTTTTGAGTACATAATGGGGCTAAAGTTATTTGTAAAACCCCCACCTGCGGTTCCTATAGCCATAGTTAAATCTCCTTATATAGATATGGCGTTGAATTAACACTACATACCCACGATGAAGAGGCTCTTTGTTTTAGGGTGGTCAGCTATGTTTTGAGAATGCGCTTTCTCTAGACGCTGGGCCTATACTTAGAGGTAGTTCTTTTGTGTGGCTAGTGCTTGATTAAAGCATACACACTAATGTTGTGTATATGCTATAGTTTTATCTATGATACTTAAAATGTCAACTACTTTCTTGACA